GAATTGGTCTATTTGAAGTATTGCTCATCGTAGTCTCTTAAGTGCTACTGTTGTTGAAAACACCCTTTGCACATTTCTGATGGTGAATTGTATCGTGATTCTTACCTCATTCTTATCTATGACATCCACAACATTAATTGCGGCAGAGGTTACTCTAGGCTCATATGCTTTTATCATGTTTCCTATACGATTTCTCATTTCGGCAACCGTCACCGGATCGGTGAGTTCAAAAAGCATATCCTGTATTCCAGAGTTTATTTCAGGATGAAATGGTTTTTCTCCCCGTCTAAAGAGAAGTAGGTTTCGTAAAGAACGCTTAATTGCTTCTTCGTCTTTGCGTAGTGCCACATCTCCAGACAAAGGATTTTTGTCGAAATTGATGTCCAAATCAATTGATGTGTTTCTAATATTTGCCATTGTTTTATCGTATCGCCAGTTCCAGTTCGATATAGTCCTTTGATTGGACAAAGATGTTTTCAAACAATGTGTCTGATTTTGGAAGTTTTTCTACATCAAGCCATTCCAATTCAACAAATCCAATATAAAGGTCTTGTTTCATGATCGGAAGAATGGCATATGCAACAATTCCATTTGATTTAAGATATGAGCGAAAATAACCATCATTCATTTCTTCTGTCAGGGATATTGTGGGTTTATCTCTTCGCATTACTTCAACCAAATCCCAGAACATCGTAACGAGTATGTTTTGCAAATTGCTTCCATCATATGAAACCCCCCTCTCGCAAGATTCGTGAGTCATGCTGAACTTTTTCATGGGGGTTCCATCAAGAAACTTGCCGCCATTGTGAAAATGCCCGATTCTTGCTTTGTCTGCTCCAGTTCTTACCCGAAGTGTTGTGAGCGTTTCGTGTATTGAAGAGTGCTTGATCTGAAACGAGGAATTCTTTGGATTAATAGATGCTTCCTCAATCTCTTGCCTCTGCTTGCAAAGAATTCTATTCTTTGTGAAAATTGCGCCCGTGATTAGTCCGCTCAAAACAGCAGAGACTCCCACACCTATGTCAAACCATAAATTGGCATCTAACGACATGATTACCCCCCACAGTAGACATTAGTGCTGCCCCTAGCACAAGCGGAGCCGCAATGGACTGGATCTCCGACCCGTGCTGCCGGTCGGCTATTAACAAAGACTCTAGAGGCACCTTCGGCTGTATTGCTTTGGTGACAATGATCTCCACAACAATGTGTTGCCCATCTATCACCCTTCCTGTGCCATCCCAAACTGTTTACAAAGACACTACCAGAACCCTCAAGGTTTCTTCTCGGAGGAAAACACCCATGTCCCGAACATATGTCTGTGTGTCGATGTGCCGCTGCCATTTTTACCTCTTATGAACAATCTGGAAAATATCCACGGGACTTCATGATGCGTAAATAATCTTTGTTGGACACAGGATTGCCATCAATGTACATCTGATTCCTGATATTTAGGATGAATGCATCCCTGTCCGATGACCAATTATTGAAGGTCGAGATTGTAAAAACGCCATCGATGTATTCGCTCGTCATATCCGAATCAAATGCTCGGGCGGTGAATACTATTCCTTTTGCAATGGGGAATCCTCCGGAATGAAGTGCCGCAGATCCACGAACACCATAGTTGTCCTCCGTAAACCGCCTTGGTGTTTGCTCCCCGTATGAAAGTCCAAAAACTCTTGCCGCTTCAATGTCTTCGGGATCTTCGGGTAGTCCCTCTGGCATAGTCAACCCAAATTCCAAAGGGAAAATAACATCCAAGTCATCAATTTTGCCATACATGACCCCTGTATCAATATTAAGAGTCAAACTTGGAGGAAAAACACCATCGATGATCGCATACTTTATTGGCCCGCCTTGATAGCAATTTGCGGGTGTATTTGGTGTCGTTGAACCATAACAAGCATAATCCGCACGAAGGGAAATGCTTGTCAGGCATGAAGAATTTCCCGAGTATGTTTGATTTACTCTCTGCTCTTCGTAAATTGGTCTTGCTGGTGATGTTTCGTTGTAAACACGATTCAATAAAGAGGGGCTTAACCACTCTATGTTGTATGTCAATCCAGACCAAGTTGTTTCATCCTGGTCAACAAAATTAATTTCACCAAAACCTTCAGGATAGTAGTATTCTATTGGATACTGTCCTGTCATTGATGCTGGCATTAGAATTCTCCTGCATCAAGTTCATCGGACACACTTTGAACTGTAACATCCGGAGAATCTATTACAATGTTTGGTTTTGTTCCGTATGTTGGATCGGGAACAGACAAGTCAACCTCTTGTGCTTCAGCCGCATCAAATCCCGAACCCATGGCTATTTTTTCTGCTTGCTCCTGTAATAATTCTTCCCGTTCCTCTGCCGGAGTTTTACTGGGTTTTCCGCAAGTAATTGTCGGTATACTCCCCTGCAAATCCGCAGCAAGATCGGATACAAAATCTCCAGCAGCACCAAATACGCCCGTTAATATATCGGAAGGAAACTTAAGAGCCAACAAAGTAACACCGTTGATTGCTGACATAATTTCATCAGCAGACGGCAATCCAAAAGGCTTAAACGATGCTGGTGGGATGTTTAGATCAGGAATGCCGCTGAGAAACGGACAGATATCAATATTTTCCTTCTCATTGAGTTTAGCCAAATCTCCCTTTTTACCCGCCAATTCATTCATCGACTTCTTTGAATCTTCAAAATTAGTCGCAACAGGAGTACTGACCATCCCACGAATGCTAACTGCCTCTGAAGAAGCGACTGTTGGTTTTTGATCTGCGGCTAGTGCCGTGTAGGATTTTAGTTTTTCATTTTCGTCAGCAAAATACGCTTGAGTTTCATCCACCGAGTAAAAATTACCAGATGTTGTATTTCCTTTCGTGGTTGCAACAGGTACTGAGTAATTTGGTTTCTTGAAAGACATATGTTACCCCCTAACACCCAAAACATTTGATGGAGGAACTACCTTAAAATCATTTGAGAGACCAACTTCATCTACTTTGAAATCTGCTTTTCCTTTAGTAACACCAATTTTTGTTGCCACATTAGAGTTTTCCGATATCTCATTGGGGACTTTAGCCACAGTACCAGAATTGATAGTAAGTGTTCCAGATTTCTTGCCCTGCGTAACATTTAGAACTGCATATGAATTCAGACCGCTTCTAATTTCATATCCTGCAAGCAAAGGATCGCCAACATGGGCGGGTTTCCATTCATCGTTTATGGTTGCTCTGTATTGAACTCTGCCCTCAACTTTTGCAAATATAGCGGTTACTTCTTCATTTGTCGGTGGGGTTGGTTTAGTAACTTGTATTTCACTCGTTGACTGAACCCCGCTGACTTTTTGAATCATGCCATTCACAAATGACCGAGCCTTATCAAGGAATGTCTTGATTGAGGATGCATTTTCTCCCTCTGGATTCAAGTCAATTCTTGGCGCAATCATGACCATGTTCCCTTCGCTTGCCAATGTGTATGTTCCACCCACTTTGTGCAAGAAATTGCCACCAACATCCAATGTCATGTCACCACGGGTAAGCATTTTTGTATCACCAAACACCTCAATCTCCAAGTCTTTACCCATAAGAATCTTCAATGTCTTGTTTGCATTGAAAGAGCAGTTTCCTTTGACAAGTATCATTTTGTCGTTCAGGGTTATATCCCATGCGTTTCCGACAACTTTGTGAACTTCGCTGCCTAATGGATGTATTTCGGTGAATGAACCCGAACAATGATAGAAGTGCATTCTCTCTGCACCTGGAGTATCGTCATACTCAATTACATGCCCCGCTTGTGATTCATAGACATGATTGAAAGGATATCTTGCTGCATATGGACTTTTTGGTTCTGTCCAATCGCCATAAAGCGCAACCGGACAATATTCAAGAGAATCATTCTTTTTCTTGATGATTGTATTGTCTAGATCATCGCCTCTTGCAAGACGGTTCGTATCGGCTTCTCCCATTCTGGAAATAAGCGGATACAACCCCTCGGGATCTGAAAATCCACGAATCGTATCAACTGTCGGGTTTTTCATCATCTGATATGGTTTGATACCGACATCATTTTTTGATTTTTCAATCGATTGCAGGACTTCTGCTTGCTTGGATTGAACCCAATTAGCAAGTTGCTCTTTACTACCAACCTGTGCAATAACATCAGGAATTGGGATATTTACTGTGTTGATTCCGCCTATTGTTCCCAGCACGACAGGCTCTTGTGAGTTTTGCCCATCTCTGAAGAATCCAATCACCCATGTTCCCTGCACCAGTCCCGTAGGAGACCATCCTTTTCCTGAAACGGATGTGCTGTTGACAGGCATTACAACATGTGCCCATGGCAAATCCTTGGTAGGAATATCAGACTTATCGTCAGTATGCCACCCCAACACACGAACACGAACTCTTCCCAATTTCAGAGGATCATAGATGTCTTCAACAACTCCTTGCCACCAAATGAAGCCGTTTTTCCCCATGAAATCTGAACGCATAGGATCGCTGTTTGCCATTATGGATTCTCCGCAGACAGTTCTGATTTCTTGACATCAGCAATCGGTTCGGCATGGGAGTCTTTTGATAGAGTCATCGTCATCAGGTGTTCTCTATCTGTAACTTCATGCTTTATCGCCGTGAGCAAATATCTTCCACTCAAGTAATCGTCTTCAAACTTGTCTTGTTTTTTTGTGGATTCTTTTGATTCTGTCCTGAAGTCAATTATTTGCCCAACTTTTACATTCGTATCACCATAGCATGAAGCAATTAAATTGATGGAGTTTATACGAGCAAGCAAAGATTGCCTCAACAAGACGATTTCATTCGGATCATTAACTTCAGTTTTCCCCTCCATAGTAAATGTACTCTTAGGGTAAAAACGAAGATGTGATTCGACAGCACTACTATAATCCGTTTTTTCTATTGGAACAATTGGATATCGATCCACACTATTTCCTTCATTTCTAAACGACTTATCATAGGTAAAATGTGTCGTGTTCCATTTTTTCGTTGTTATGTCATGAGTCAATAGTGCGGACGCAAGCATTCCAATGCTCTGCTCTTTGATTTTGTCTGTCTTATTTTCAATGACATAGGAATGAATGTTACGCATTTCTGCAAGAAACATTCTCTCCCCTTGGTTGTCTCTAAACCCTGGAGGAAAATTTGTGTATGCGAAAGCAGGCTCTAGCGTTTTTAACTTTGATATTGGCGCAAAATGATACCCATCAGAGTTCTGAAAAAGAACATAGTCACAAAGACTTGTATCTTCTTTTGCTCTCGCTCGGTGTGCAAGCCAATTGATGGCATAGAATGGTGTCCAGTATGGTAAGACATATGAACGAGAATCAAATGTCTCCACCACCGTTTTTAGCCCAATTTTTCCCTGATCCTCTTGTTTTGCTAAGTTGTCTTTTGTCAGACCCGAGGCGGCTGCAACCTGAGATTCAAAACCACCTTTAGATGCTTGCAAAGGCGAATTGGAATTGCTTACCATTCGTCCAACTTTGCTAGCGATATCGTTGTTATTGATAGCACCATCATTTTCCGAATAGTCTATTGCCAAATATTCATTGAAGATGTTTTCCACCATCTTAGAAACCGGCATGTTGATGAAAGACTTTGATACCTTTGTTTGCATACTTTTAATCGCATGATGCGAAACAAATTCAAGTCTAATCATTTGTCCAACTTGTTGGGCGGTTTCTGTCTGTACTGATATTTTGTAGGTTCTGAAAACTAAACGAACCGGATTGCTAGTACCCAAGGGAGTTTTGTAACTGATCGTCAAAGTTTCCGCTCCAATGATTGGAAAATTCTTCGCCAGATTTTGCGAATCGATCAGGATAATATATCCCGACATGAAGTTGGAAAAGATGTCTTCGTAGATTACAAACTGATGAAATAATCCCTTGACGCTCATAGTAAATCCAGAATAAGACCGCAATGTGATCTCGTCTATGACCACATCTCCTGGTTTCATCATCATGTCTGGCGTTGCTTGAGCCATTCTTATCCTTATGCGGTGGTTGTGAACAACCTTCTAAAATCTCTCAACACCGGGTCAATGTATTCCGGACGCATTACCTTGATTTTTCTCTTTGAATCGTTTTTTGCTTCTTCATATTGTATGTTTGTCACAATATTTGCATATCCTAGGCTTTCTCCGCTTGAGTCAACACCCAAATCAAAATACTCAACTTTGCCCAAAACGAATCGATCAATCATAGATGCAGTTGGAGTTGGTTTGAAATGGGGGGATATGACTTCCCCATCTTCTTTCTGAAAATGGTGGATGGCATATTTGTTGTCTTCTACGAAACGAACTAGTGGGAAAGAAATGATCTTCCCGTTTCTGTTTCTTGTTCTTATATCCAAATCAAGTTCGCTGGGATCACCGATGTAAATATTCTTGGACGCTGCTGCTGCGCCAATCAGATCAAATTTTCCACTTGTCTTTTCAACAACTATCTTGTACAAATCAGGATCCCAAGATTTTACCTTTCCTGTCGCAAGAACCTGTCCTAGTTTGTTTACTTGTTCAATGTAATCACCAACTTCCAGATGCGGGAGTCTTCTATCGAAAGAAGATTTGGTATCGGTGTCGTACATTGAATTGGGATGAATAAAAAGAGCAGATCCCAAGTAAACATTGTTCATGTGATGCTCCATTTCATTCATCGTCAAGGGCCATTGAAAATATGGATTGACAATTTCGTTGAAAAGAAGAATCAACCAATGGTAATCTGATCGACCATATACTCTCTGTGCAAGAGTCTCTGGTTTTTCCCCATCTCTGATCCTATAGTCAGCAGCACTTGCGGCAGATTCTTTGAGTACATCAAGTATTTGCCCCCGTGTAATAATATTCTTGACAACAATGCTGTTGCCAAACTCATCACGGTACAAAATGTTGGGTAAGAAATTGAAATATCCCATGTTCTTTTTTTCTTATGGTTGGTATGCTGCGCCGCCACCTGTCCATGGCATTCGGTCGCTGGTGAGTATTTCAAGTTCGCTGAACGAAAGATCCATGACAATTTTTGTAGGAATCGGACCTTCCTGATCGTAAAAAGTAGACATTACAGCCTCATCACCATACTTGACCTTGATATCCTTCAATGCACACTTAAGAATTCTCGGAAGGTGAGGGTTCTCTCTTCCGTCTTGATTCAAGAAGTCGATTTGAAATTCTGCTGGATAATCAAGAAATCTTCCGCTGCCCTGTGATCTTTTGGGGTGGGCATGGTGCTTCAGCAAGTTTATGATTGAATAGATTTGCAATACCTCCACGCCATTTCGTGGAATGAAAGTATATGAGAAGTTGAATTCTCTTCGTTTTACTGATTTGAACAAGTGCAAAACCATCGGGTTCACAACTTGTCTTTGCTGTGCCGATATGAATTTCCCGAAAGATCCAGACTGAATCCCAAAAAACTCTCCAAATTGATCCAATAACTTGAGATTTGCAAGTGCCATTCTTTTACCAATATCTTTTGAGACATCGGCATTTTTTTCGTACATTGCTTTTGCAATGTGCATATTGTCCAATCCACTCATATCATTGTCTTCGTACTCCATTCCATACGAAGTTTCTATTCCCGTTGGAGTATAAAGATAAATCGTTTGGTATAAAGGGGTTTTTCTTGTTCCTCCCGCAACACCAGTTTGCTCCTCAACCCAAGAATCTCTCCCCTTTCCCTGACCCTTCAAATCTCCATCAAACAATGCTTGTTTTCCGGCACCTAGAGTCAAACCCCATACTGCCGGTAGAAACTTATTTACTGCAATTCCAACTTTGGTTGTGATGTCTCTCTTTGTATCATCACTACCAGGAACCAATGCTGCTCCCTGTCCTGTTGTAATAAATTCTGACACCAATTGAGTACCAGCCTCAACAAGTCTTGCAGTTTCTTCTCTTTTTGTGTACAGATACTTTGGGTCATTTTCGTAAATCTGTATTCTCATTATGCATTGGTGGGCGGGATCGTTCATCAAGTTCATAGGATACTTAAAAATCCCCGAAAGGTAATCATCTCCTGCCGAATGAAGCATTCTGTCAAAGGATTCCGTGTTTTGATTAACGAACATCCTGTCAATTGCGTTGATCTCGCCGCCAACTTTGACGCTGCTTGTTTCGTAGGTATCGTAATTCATATCGTTATTTAGCGAGGATCAGATAAATAAAACATAGGAGAAATCGTCATCGCTACAAGCAAGTCATACAAGGGAAGATATTCCCCAAAGAAGCCGGAGAAGTACAAAGGAGATCCAAATATGTGCTTCTATCGTTCTCTTTGGGAACGCCGATTCATGATTTTCTGCGAT